ACTTGGAGGGGGACTTATCTCCAAGGACATGGCTATGCGTGAACTACCATTTGGTGTCAACGTGACTCTTGAACAAGAGAAAATTGAAATTGAAAAGATGCGTGACGCATTGGTAGGTTCTTTAGCATCCATGGCACAAGCAATTCCTCAAATGGCTATGCAGGGACAAGACCCATCAGCACTAGTACGCCAGATGTCAGAAGTGATTAAGGCACGCAAGTCTGGTAAGTCTATTGAAGATGCCATTGAGGAAGTGTTTAAACCTGAGAATCCTCCTGCTGGCGCAGAGGCACAGTCTGAGCAACCTGTCCCCGCTGCTCCTGGTTCCGCTCCAGCAGGAGGCGCTTCAATGCCGCAACCACAAGGACGACCAGACTTACAATCAATTCTTAGCACTATGACTGGCGAAGGTCAGGGACGTAGTGCAGTACGGACAACCAGAGAACGAGCAGTCTAAGGAGTAAACCATGGCAACACCTCGTAAGAGAAAAGTACAAACAGTTGCTGATGAAGGTTATTCCAAGTTAGACCAATATTGCATTTGGCTAAATGAATACTATCGCTCTTTAAAGCGTGCTGGTTTTAGCGAAGACATGGCGTATTGGCTATTAACAAACAAAGACTCATACCCTAACTGGGTTAATGGAGTTAGCACAAAAGATATTATAGACCATATTGAAGATGAGGAGGACGAATAATGCCAAGAGGCGGATACCGTCAGCCCAACAACCCAGCACCTGTATCAGGTCCTGGTGCACTTTCACAGCGCACAGATGGTGGAGCAAGCTGCGCAACAAAGCAGCGCACCGCTTGCTGGTGCAGGGTTTCCTGATTTTAAGTTTACACCACTAGACGCTCCAACAGAGCGTCCTAATCAACCAATAACTGCTGGTATTGATATTGGAGAAGGTGGCGGTTCAGAGTTAATGGCAGGTATGCCTAACTACGCACCAACACTAACTGATACATTAAAGCGTCTTGCACAGTACGACCCATCAGGTGATGCAGAATTAATCTATAGACAACTACTTGATAACGGGTACTAATGCCTCAGTATATCAAACCTGTTGTTGCTGAAGTTTCACCTAACCTTTATGCTGCTGCTAAATCTGCGGGTTTATCTGGCGTAGAAAAAAACCAAGTAGAACAAATGAGTTACACAATTAAGAAACATCGTGAACTTGCTAAACTTGGCACTGAGGGTGCACGCAAAGAGTTTGACCGTTTAGACCCAGGTATTCAAGACCAGTTAAGATTTATGTACAAAGATGCGGAGTACATGCAGGAAGCACCTGATGCTGCTGACCGCGTTATGGGTGTAGTTAAAGGCGCTGCTAAGATTGCGGCTTCACCGCTTATTGGTTTGTTTAAACTAGGTGGACAATATAACCGTTTAATTAATGCTCCTTATAAGGTTGCTCGTCAAGTTTCACAGGGTGCAGATTTGTTTGCTGCTAAAACTTGGACTGATGCATGGGATGGCAAGAACCAATATGACCAAGGCGCATTAACAGAAGCAACAAACTACTTTGGTAAGTTTGATGTTGAAGTAGCGAAGGGGTTACTTGCAGGTAAGACTCCTGGTGAAATTATTCAAGATTATGGCAGAGTAGACCCTAGTCTGCTTAACTCAATTAAAAAAGCCTACGATGACCCTGATGCTTTTAAGCAGGTTCTAGATGGTGTTAAGTATGCACAGGTTTCACCTGGTCGAGATATCGCTCGTATGCTTGACCGCAAGCCACCTGCAAGTGGCGTTAGCGGTACTACTAAAAATGTTTCTGGTGTTATTGACTTTATTTATCAGATTGCAGTAGACCCACTTACTTGGATAACAGGTGGATTAAGCAAGGGTGTTACTAAGGGTGAGCGCATTGCTAACTCACTTACTGATGCAATTAACAAAGGCGTTCCAATTGAGAAGGCTGTTGAGACTACATTTAAAGAGCCATTAGTATTTGAACTATGGCAAAGAGGTATTGGTCCTGCAATTAAAAAAGTTGCAGAAGCAACTACTCCAGGTGAAAAGTCACTAGCAATTGACAACATTGCTAAAAACTTTCCAGGGTATAATGACCAAAATGCTATTAAGGTACTTGTTGATGGAGAAGCGTTTGACGCTCCTTCTGCTCAAAGGTTTTTTGAAAATGCAGGTAATTTAAATCTACTACTTGCTGGTCGTGTGGATGGTGTAACCTACATGCGTAATGGCGTAGCAGTTGCTCGTCAAAGCCGTTTGATGTCTGATGCAATTACACGCTCACTTGACAACATATTTAATAACATGAGCCGCACAGCAAAAGAGCGCGATGAAGCGTTAGAGCCTATTACAGCAGCATTGCTTAACACTGAAGATGCTTTGCAGCGTTTAGTAAATCCTAACGCTGACATGTCTGTTTTGTTAAGGGCTAATGAAGAAATTAAAGGCTGGAAAAGAATTGGGCAGATGGCTGCTCGTTCTCCACAGGGACTAGAAGTGCGCATTGGTGCTAACGCACTTGATACTGCTGCTAACTTTACAGCACGCGCACGTCAGATTCTTCCTAAAGAAATGGCTCAAGCATTAACTGTACGCTTTCTTGAGTCAACTGCTGATGAGCAAATTGTTATTTTGCGTAACTTAGATGCTGCAACTATGTACTCAATGGGTCTTGGCGGTAGCGTTAAGGGTGAAGATTTAATTATTAAAACACTTCAAGACAAGTATGGTGACAAAGCAGGGTTTGCAACTAAAAGAGACCTAGCAATTAACCCAGAACATGCCAAGTTTGCGCCAGCAAACTCTGTGCGTGAGTCTGAAAGTGGATTTTTTGTTAACACAGAGGGTCCAATTCAGCCATACCAGACAACTTGGGCTGTTGGTCCATTGCCTTATGATGCAATTGGCTCAACTGTATGGGAAATTAAGTCAAAGAAAAATATTGTTAATGCACTTGGCGGTGCAACACAGGGTGATTTTTCAAAGAAATTAGTTGATGCATGGTCTATTTTGACTTTGTTCCCACGTTTAGGTGTGCGTTCTGCAATTGATGAAACAACAATGTATTTGTTGTCTGCACCTAACAGAGATTTACGTAATTTTGCATCCCTTGAGGGATTGCGTTTAGGAAATATGTCTCGTGCTGCTACAGGTTCTAAATCTGCTAGTGGTCCAATACGCAGAGGCATACAAAGAGCGTTAAAGTTTGCGCCTAAATCTAACGCTCCTATGCGAATTGGTAAGCAGCCACGTTATTCTCACGAAGAAGCACTAACATTGCTAGACCGTGAAAATATTATTAACGCTAAGGCTGCTGAACTAGAGATAGACCCATCAATGTTGTCTAGTCTAGAAAAGCGTCAGGCTGTTTCAGACCATGTATCTAAAATGTATGGTCGTTATGTTGACCCTGAAACTGCTGGTTATTTAATGCAAGCATTTATTCACTCACCTGATGCATTAAACTCTATGGCTGCATCACTTGTTGCTGCTAGCGGTATTTCAGGTCGTTATGGTGATGAAGTCGCTGCATCAGTTATTACACCATCTATGCTTGACATGGCTTTTGAGCAACTTGGCATTAAGATGGGCAAGGGCACACGTACTATTGATACTGGCATGCTGTCAGAACAAGAAGTTGCACTAGCACATTTTGAAAAATGGTTTAAGATGCTGGCTGGTAACAAGGTTATGCTAACACCTGAGCGCACGCTTAATCCAGCAGATATTTTCTTTAGATTTAACGCACTAAAGCCAGGTGAGATTGACCCTCGCACTGGCAAAGAAATGATGGAACTAGCATTAGATGCTGGTATGACTAAGATTGGTTTTGAGTTTAGCGACTTGACTAAGACTTGGGTTGTTAAAGACCAGAAGGCTGTTGATGCGTTCCTTGAACGCTCTATGTATACAGTGCAAGCCCGTGCTAAGGGTCTAGATGATGAGCAGATTGTACGTGGACAGTTGTTCCGTATGTTTAGCGATATGTTTGAGACTTTCCATGGTGATGCAAACAAGTTTAATGAAACACTTCTTGATGTAGTTAAAAGTAGTTATAATGAACTATCACGTATGGGTGCTAACACTGGTCGTATTCCTTCATGGAATGAAGCCGTTGCCCGTATTCCACTAGATGAGTTCCAAGATGCAAGTCAAGGGTTCCGCATTAGCGGACCTATTAATACTGAACTAGCATTTGGTGACTTTGATATTGAGTCTGTCTTTAGACGTGCTGGTAATACTATGATGGACTGGATGGACCAGCAAGTAACTGGTATCTTCCGTCAACCAGCAGTAATGGTTACATATGCTGCACTTCGTAAGAAGTATGCAGGCATTGAACGTGAGTTTGTGCGCCAACAGGTAAAGAATGAACTAGGTCCTTTCCCAGGTGCCACACAAGGTCAGATTGATACTATTACTGAAAAGTATAAAGCAATTGCAGAGAAGCGATTTACTGAATTAGCAGTGCGCGAAGCGGCAGATACTATTCTTAAGTTTGCTGATAACCCTAAGATTCGCTCTAACTTCTCATTTAGCCTACGTACCGTAGGTCGTTACTACCGTGCAACTGAAGACTTCTATCGCCGCCTTTATCGTTTGAAGGATGTTGCACCACGTACGCTATATCGTCTGCGTTTATCTAACGTAGGTCTTGAGGCTAGCGGTGCTGTTTTTGAAGACCAGAATGGCGAGCCATATGTAGTAATGCCTATGGATAACGTAATCTTTAAAGCAACTGATGGTGCGTTCCGCGCATTAACAGGTAACTTGGGATACAGCCAACCATTGTTTAATGAGTTTACATTTAAACTCCGTATGGTTAACCCATCATTCTCACAGGATGCAGGTCTTCCTACGCTATCTGGTCCTATTGCAGGACTAGGTGTTATTGCTGTAAAGAACCTATTAGGTACAGTACCAGGCAAGATTCCATTTGTTGGTGGTCAGATACAGCCATATGCACAGCAGTTAGGTGAGGGTATTGATACATTTGCACTAGGTAGCATTGGCGACAACGTAGATGTTTTCCGTGCTGTAGTACCTGCTTCATTGCAGCGTGTATGGGCAGGACTTGGTATTGATGAAAAGTCTCGTCAACAGACAACTGCTGCTATGCAAGCGGTTGCTTATAACGCAGCAAATGGCATAGGTATTGACCCTAATGCTAGCGATTTAGAGAAGGCTAAGTACCTAGATAACATTCGCATCTCAGCACACAACGTGTTGTTTATGCGTCACTTCTTAGGACTATTCTCACCAGTTGCTCCTACAACTATGGAGTCTGTAGGTGTTCCTGATTATATTAAGGAAACAGGTATTACTAGCCTGCGTTCAGAGTTTTTTGATATTCTCAATGGTATTACTGCTGCTAATCAAGGTGACATTACAGACCCATACGAGGCTGCATTGGCTACATACATTGGCAAAAACCCAGGCAAACTTATCTACACAGTGTCTCGTGAAGACAAGCAGACCAGAGTTCTTATCAAGAACACAGATAAGTTAAAGGACTGGGGCATTAGAAATGCCAAGTTAGTAGAACAGTACGGCGAAGCAGCCTACATTTTTGCACCGCAAATTGGTGACTTTAATGCTGCTACATACAACTGGATTCAATCAGCAGGACTTGTTAGCAGCAAGAGCCTTGAGAAGTACTACAAAGATTTACAGACAGCAGAAGACAAGCAGAAGTACTACGACATTGCACGTCAGGAAAAAGAAATCCTAGCGGAAATGTCAGACCCACAACTGCGTGCTAATGTTATTAAAGCAGCAACGCAGCAGCGTGCTGCGCTTAAGGCTAACAACCCATTGCTTAACTCAGCGCTTATTGGTGAAGGTAACACCATTGGTAATGAGCAGGTGCTAATGAATAGCGTAGAGCAAATGATTAGTAATCCTGATGTCAGTATTAATCCAGCCACACGTCAGCGTATGGCACTAGCCATTAAGATGATGCGCGAGTTTATTGCGTTTTCTACTGACCCAGAACTAAAGAATGTAACCAATGCGCCACAGTTAAAGGCTGCACGTAAGGCACAGATTGAGGCTGACTTGAATGAATTAATGCTAGGCGACCTGTATGTAACAGAAGCAAACCGAGCAATCTTTAGGTCAATTCTTAATTTCTATTCACGTGATTCATACTATGCTTATAAGGAGTTAAAGTAATGGCTAAGTATTCAGATGATGCTAAGTACGTTAGCGCCTATAATAGAGCATTAGCAGCAAGTAATAAGGCTAAAGGTTATCTTGCGGAATTAAACAAGGCTAAGCCTGGTACTCCTAAGCACACAGAACTTAAGGCTAAGTATGATGCTGCTAAGGCTGCTTTTACGGCAGCAGAAGATGAGCGTATTAAGCGCAAGCAGGAAATTGATACTGCTGCAAAGAATGAAAAAGCAGATAAGACTGCCGCAAAAGAAAAGACTTCAGCAAAGGCTGACATTCCTCAACTTGAGTTTCAAGTACAGGCTGCTAAAAATGCTGGTGATAAGGCTGCTCAGGCTGCCGCTGAAGCGGCACTTAAGGCTGCTAAAGATAAGGCTGCTGGTGTTAAGCCACCTGTCCCAGGCAACGAAACTGTTGTCAAAAAAGATGGGCTAGAAGAAGTAGCCAATAACAAGTTTAAAGACTACACAATTAACAGTGATGGTTCAGTTGCTGGACCAGGTGGAACTCGTTCGTTTTTTATTAGCGTAAAAAATGCAGATGGTACATCTACGCTGCAAGAATATAAAAGCGTAGCCACTGCTCGTGACGCTTTTCTTAAGAACTATTCAGCACCAGGTGCATTAGACAAACTAAAGCAACAGTTGCGTTCTAGAAATTATATCTCCGCATCAGAATTAAAAAACAATGATTGGCTTGGCGGTCTTGATGACATGTTGGGTGATTACACCCGAGATGCAGTTAGTGCTGTTAAGTATGGTGGCTCTAAAGAAGCACCACTAATTGATGCATGGTTTGCTAAGGCAAGCGGTGGTTCAGGTACAGGAGAAACCAGCAAGGCTGGTACCTGGAAAGATACAGACCTTGACCTAACTACTGTTGGCGATGCATACAGAGAAATCAATGATTACATGATTGATGCTGTAGGTAGAGAAGCAACTCAAGAAGAAAAAGCCGCTTACTATGCAGACATTAACAAGCGTGAGAAGGCATCAGCAGTTAAAACGGTTGACGTGCGAGATGCAACTGGAAAGATTACAAACACTACACGCACAGGCGAGTTTGTTACACAAGAAGAACGCCTTAACGCTAAGAACGCTATTGTTATTAATGCCCTAAAGGGTACAGATGCAGGTGAACTACTTAAGGCTGCTAAGGGTAGCCAAGTTGCTATTCAGATTGGTGCACTGCAAAAGGCTAGTGCCGAATACGGACAGCCAATATCTGCGGGTGAAGCGCTTAAGTATGTTATTGATGGTGGTCCTGAAAAGGATTCAATTAAAAAGCAAACAGAACGTATGCGTCTTAACGCTATGACTATGTACGGAAACCTTAAGGACCACATTAGAGATGGTGGAAATGTTAAAGACATTGCAGACCAGTACGCTTTAATTAAGGCTAAGAAACTGGGCATACCTGTAACAGATGCGTTTAATGATAAAGATGTTAAGGCAGCACTAACTAAAGACGGTGGTCTTATGAGCACCGCAGAGTTCGCAAGACAAATGCAAGCAAACCCACTATGGCGGCAAACAGAAGAAGCACGAGATGTTGCTTCTGATTTTGCTAACACCATACTTAAGTCGTTTGGATTCATGGGCTAATGGCACAGACAGCAGCGGAAAAGAAGGCAGCACAGGCAGCCTTAAAGCAAGCACAAGCATTGCTTGCTAAGCAGAAAAAACAATTGGCTGGTTTAGAGGCTCAGATGCCTTCGCCTGCTCGTGTTAATACAACAACAATACAGGGTATTAATGCTGCTTCAGGACCTGCAAAACCTACACTTAGTACAGATGATATATACTATGGAACTAAGGTAGGCACTACTGGATTAACTCAGGCACAAATTGACACACGTGCGTCTGCTGCTGGAGTATCTAAAAGCATTAATGAAAACTACGGTAACTTAGGCATTAAGTCTACTATTGACCCTAAAACTGGCATGATTACTACCACACAGGGCAACAAAGTAATAACCAACAATGCACCTGATAGTCCATTTAGTGATTTAACAGATGACCCAGACAAGCCAGAAAAGAAAGAAATTAGCGATGCCACTCGTGATGCATTTGCTGCTCTTACAGATTTGTTTGCATCATATGGACTTGAAAGTTTAGCGGGTGAAATTGCTGGCTATATGACTCAAGGGCTTACAGCAGCAGAAGCATTAATTAAGTTAAAGACTAATCCTACTGGCGCTTATGCTAAGCGTTTTGCTGGTAACTTTGCTCGCGTAAAGAATGGTCTTAATGCTATCTCTGAGGCTGCATACATTGGTCTTGAAAACTCATATGCTTCTACACTTAAAGCATATGGTTTGGGTAACATGGTTAGCCTTAACCGAGAAGATAATTATAAGAAATTTGCTGACTACATTGCAGGAGATATATCTGCTGACGAGTTTAAGGACCGTGTAGATACAGTTGTTACTCGTGTACAAAACTCAGACCCTGGTATCAAGGCAACACTTAAAACTTTTTATCCTGAGATTACCGATGCTGACCTAATTGGTTACTTCCTTAATCCAAAGGAAAACTTGCCTAAGTTGCAGGAAAAGGTAACGGCATCTGAAATTGGTGCTGCTGCTACAGGTATGGGTCTTGCTACAAATGTAGGTACAGCAACCGACCTTGCTAGATACGGCATAGATAAAGCAGAAGCCCGTGAGGGTTACTCAACTATTGCTGGCGTGCTACCAACTGCTACAAAACTTGGTGATATTTACAATGAGACTGGCGTTAGATACGCACAGGCTGAAGGTGAAGCCGAAGTATTTAAGGGCAATCAAGATGCAGCAACTAAGCGTAAGCGCTTAGCCTCTATGGAACGTGCCGCCTTTAGCGGTAGTTCTGGTACAGGACAATCAAGCCTAACAAGAAGTACACAAGGCTTACTCTAAAAACAGAATCCAGATGTGGACCCACCAGCCCCACCTGTGTATAAGACTGGTAGCAGAAGCCAGACGGTATTCCCCAATGCCGAGCCTGTGGTCTGCGATTCAACTAATGAGATGGGAGAACGGTTGCTATGAGCAACAACTACTGGGACGAACTGGGACGAAGACGAAGACGACATCGATACAACTCCAAACACTGAAGAAGGTGCAATGAAACAATTGCGCAAGGCTAAGCGTGCGGATGAAAAACGTATCAAGGAGTTAACCGAGCAACTTGAAACATTCACAAAAGCGCAACGTGAAGCGGTTATCAAGAAAGTCCTAGAAACAAAAGGCGTAAGTCCTAAAGCAGCACGATTAGTAGCACGAGAAATTGAAGGCGATTTTACAGAAGAGACAGTTTCTAATTGGCTTGATGATAACGCTGAAGTCTTTGGACTACAAGTGCAGCAGGAACAGCCTGCAAACACCCTTGACCGTGCTGCATTGCGTCAGCAGGACATGGTAACACAGCAGGCTTTAACGCCTGATGCCGAACAGAACATGGCATATCAAGTAGATAACGCTTCGGAAGAAGAACTGCTTGCCATGATTTATTCAGGCAAACTTAATTAACAACAACCGAATCTAATACCCTCATAAGGAGGTGCAATAAATGGCTAATGCATATACAACCACTGGCTCCAACTCGCTTGGAGGTACCATTGGCGGTGCTGGTCTC